TCTATCGGTTTCTCCAAAATTATCAACGGAGTGTTTTTGTTTGTCGTTGTTAATTTCCCATAGTTCACCTAATCTTAGATTTCTTTTATCATCACCTACAGTAAAAAAACAATCTTCATTTGTTTGAATTGGTATGTGAATTCTTCGACAAATAACTAAACTAAACCCTACAATATCAACATGAGGTCTAATGGATTCTCCCGCAGTTAACTTAACTAATATTGCTCTCATTATTCTACCATTTTCTCCGGTGTTGAGTTTAATAATGTCTTCAATTTTGGTAATCTCTTCTTTGAATAAAGGATAATGAGTGGTTGGGATTATTTTTAAGTGATTAAAATTAAATGACTTATCAAAAATTATTGGGATTGTTTTTGTGTGGATATGTTCAGTCCCATACCTTTTTTGTCTATCGGTAAATTCATCCCAATCCAAATTATTGTCGTTGATTATTTTTAAAATATTCTCGACATTGTAATCTCCGTGATTAATAAATGTTTCAGTTGCGTCCATAGTTATATTTATAAGTATGAGACCATTTGAAAATTTTTTAGTTAGCAGTGTTGGGTTACAACGCATAATTGAAATATACCTTAAGATAAGACAATATTTCCAATCAGAAGGGTGGAGTGAAAAGGATTTAGAAAATCCACCATATTACTCGGCCCAATTAATGACCCTTCATGAAAAATTTGGTGGTGAAATAAGAGATTTACTTCAACAGATGAAGGACTTAGGTTTTGAGGTAGAAAAAGAGGATTTTAATGAATACTTAAAACCTATTTTACAAAACATAAACGAACTAACACCACTAAGCGATGGGGATTACGAGAGAGGAAATCAAGGGGACGAAGATTATTAATGAAATAAAATCGTCAAACATTAAACGAACAGAATACGATACTGAAACAAAAAAACTTGTTGTTGAATTTAATAATGGATTCAAGTATGAGTATGATGAAGTTCCACACCAAACCTACACAAAATTCAGAGCGGCAGAGTCTCAAGGAAAATATTTTGTAACTGACATATCAAAAGCCTACAAGTATAAGAAACTGTAGTATTTATAATAATGAGTAAATTACAACAAATACTTAATAGTTTCACTATTAAAGAAACACTTAACCCAAAAGTATGGGAAAATCCTACTGACCCTAAAAAGTCAACTATGATTCCTAAAGTTAGAAAAGCTCTTGAGCGTATTGCTGAGGAATTTGTCAACTATTTGGGTGATGATGTATTTGTTGAAGATGTTGTCCTAACCGGTTCTCTTTCAAATTTTAATTGGTCAGAATTTTCTGATTTTGATTTACACATTATTGTTGACATGGACGAATACGGAGACGAGGATGAATTATACAAAGAGCTTTTTAATTTAAAAAAACAACTTTTTAACGACAAACATAATATTAAAATTTTTGGGTATGATGTTGAATTATATGCTCAAGATGCTGAAGAGCCACATATTAGTTCGGGAGTTTATTCTGTGATGAATAACAAATGGATTAATGTTCCAAAGAAAATGAATTTAGAAATAGATAAAAAAGTTCTTGAGGATAAAATACAAAATTGGGTTGAAAAAATTGATACTGCCGTTGAAAATGGAGATGTCAAAGTTCTTGAATCACTTAAAGACAAATTAAAAAAATATCGTCAATCCGGATTGGATGGTGATGGGGAATTATCCTATGAAAATTTAGTGTTTAAATATTTGAGAAGGTCCGAACATATTGAAAAATTATTTGATTCAATCAATAAAGGTACAGACAAAGAACTCTCCGTTGAAAGAAAAATGGAGGATTAGTTGGTAAAATTTCAATAATTGTTAATAATCGTATATTTATAAATAAAAAAATTTAATGGCTTTAGTTACATATCTTATAGGTGCTTGTTCGGGCGGTCCCGCAATATTAGTTGATTTTAATAGTTCATCACTACCTGCGGTAAACGGAAACTATTATTTAACATTCAACGGAGCGACTGACGATGGTTGTTACGATATTATTGATAATGCTGAGCCATCTACAGGTGTCGATACTGTGACAACTATATCTACGGATTACGGTGATTGTGGGGCTTGTTTATCCGCAAATCCAACACCAACTCCAACACCTACTTTAACTCAAACACCAACAAATACTGCGACAAATACACCGACACCTTCAGTGACGGCAACAAATACGCCTACTGTTACTAGAACTCCAACAAATACACCAACTGTAACTACAACAAACACTCCAACAGTAACTACAACAAATACTTCAACTCCAACAAATACACCAACTGTAACTACAACAGTAACTACAACAAATACTTCAACTCCAACAAATACACCAACACCATCGGTAACTACGACAAAAACTAGTACTCCGACAGTAACACCAACAAATACTTCAACTCCAAGAAATACACCGTCAGTAACTGCAACAAACACTCCAACAGTTACTAAGACACCAACAAATACGCCAACACCAACAAGTACACCAACACCGTCACCAAGTCCATATCCATTATCAGGTTATAGTGTGGATAATCAATACGCATACACAGTTGAAATATTAGGTAATTTTAGTGGTGGGTCAATTACTATAGGAGGACCAGCAAATGGAGTTGCACCACACCCTATATTCACTGATGCAAATGGAGTACCATTCGCTCAGTTAAACGCAATTACGTTAGGTGGAGTTAACGGATTAAATAATTAAAAACAAACAAATTAATATACAATGGGAAATTTAAAACCAATTGGTAGTGAAAAGCTAACAGGGGACCAAAAATTAAAAAGAATTATGGAGATTGCTCGTTTTAACGAGGTAATTCCTAATCGTATAAACGAAACTGCGAAATCAGAATATTCTATTGGTCTTGCGGATGGTAATAAATATGAAATTGTTAAAGAGAGACAAGGTTATATCATTAAGAAAACTATCTCAGAATCTGAAACAGATTATATTGAGCCAATGAAAAATAGAAAATACTATTCTTCGTATTCACAAGCATTCAAAAGATTAAACTTAGTTGCTGGTGAGTTAAATAGACTTAACGAGAATGAAGAAGGTTTGTCTCTATATGGTGAACAAAAAAAATTCACATTAAAAACACCAAAACCAAAAATGGATATGCCGGTACCTGATGAAGTTCCTTCTGCACCACCAGCGGTTCCATCTCCGGAATTACCACCATCACCAATGGATATGGGTATGGAAGACACAGGTATGGAAGATACAGGTATGGATGACACAGGTATGGATGATATGGGTATGGATACTGAAGTTGATGTTGATACTGAAGTTGATGTAGAGGATGAAGGAGGTTCTAACGAACAAGTAACTTTCAAAACAATTCAAAAGTTAACAGGTAAATTAACTCAAAAAATTAGAACATTAGATTCTGAAGAAGGAATGACTTCTGAGAATATGAAATACGTTATCAATATGGTGTTGTCATCATTTGATTTGAATGAATTAACTGAAGAAGATAGAGAAGATATTTTATCTAAATTTGAAGATGAAACTGAAGATTTAGGTGGAGACGATATGGATGGTGAAGACTTAACTGACGATACTGAAGTTGAAGATATTCAAGCTGACATGGACATCCCAATGGAAGGTGATATGGAAGAAGGATATGAATATGATGATGTTGACGAAGTTAATCCTGATGATATTTTTGATGACGAAGAATTTGAAAAACATCGTAGACATTCAAAATTTAAGAGAAGACATTCTGACTTAGGAAATGGTGCTATCTTTGATAGTATTTTTGGAGAGTCTAAAGTAGATAAAGTATTATCAAAATACTTTGAAGTTTCTAAGAAAGAAATTGTTGAAAGTAGACAAAAAACCGCGGAGAAAAAAACAAGAACAATTACGGAAGTTAGAAGAAAAATGAAATCAGTTGTTAAATTAACTGAAACTATCGAACAAGAATTAGCTTCTCAAAAATTTTTAGAAGAAAACTCAGGAGCAAAAATTGTTGGAAAAACTAACAAAAATAACTTAGTTTTTGAAAACAAAGGAAAAGAAATTAAAATCACACCTGAAGGATTATTAGTATGAGTTATTTGATTTACGTAAACGGTTTAGGTCCTAACTATAAGGGTGATAACCTTTACGAATTCATATTCTCCGATAGTTTGGATGTGTGGGGTGAAGCGTGGGATAATCGTCCGTCTAACGGATACCCTCAACCACCTGATTTAAAATATATTAAAAAAGTAGGAGTTTTGAGAGATACTGATGTAAAATTGGAATTGATTCAAAACTCCGATTTTTTTTCAGTAATGGACGCAATGGACGACATAATTGCGTTAGCATGGGAAACAGAAGATGAAACTAACCAAAAAAGAATGGTTTTTAGATTTGGAGTTTCGGAACAAGAAATAAAAGACAAACTCTATGAAAGAGATTTGGTATTAGAATTTGAAAAGAAAGTAGTCTATGAAAGTTAATATAAAAGCATTAGAACTTATCGAAAAGGGGTTATCCTCTAAAACTGTTGGGAAATTAACAGAATCTCAAATCAATGTTTTACACAGTAAACTTGTTAATGAACAAGTTACTGAGGTACCCGGTAAAAAAACATATAAAGTAGGGCCGGCAGGTGGTAAGGTAGGTAATTTGAATATTACACAAGACCCGAGCACTAAAGAAGTTATGGTTACTGCAACCGAATCTGAAATCTCTGAAGATGATGATTTTGATTTAGATGCTGACCAAGCATATACAGGACAACAAGGTTCTCATGACGAATATCAAGCATCTGATGATGGTATGGATGATGATACATCTCCTGAAAATCATGACAGCAAAATGATTGGTATGTCTGAAGAAAAAAAAGACAAACCAAACCCATGGGCTATTTGTCACTCACAAGTTGGTCCTAAAAAATCAAGAAAATGGGAAAGATGCGTAAAAGCGGTAAAAAAACAGTTGGGTGAAGGAAAAAATGTTGTATCTTTGTTTCTTGAAAACGAAATTATGAGAATAGTAGAAAGAAATTTACCTCCAAGAATCACCAAAGGTGAACTTGTAAAGTATTTGACAGAGGCAGATACTGAGACCGCACCAACAAGAACAAAACCAACAACTAAGCCTGGTACAAGACCAAGTCATCCGGGTAAGAATCCAAATCCGGGTGTTAATCCAGCACCAAAGGCGAATAGACCATCACCTGAGGAGGCTAAAGACAAAATTATGGATGTAATCATGCAAATCTTAGAAAAATAATAATGGCAAAGAAAATTAAAGAACAATTAGATTACGGGGATAGACCTGAAAGAATGGACCCAAATTTGGAAAGAAAACTTGCAAGTCCTGAAGGTTTATATGCACAGAATCCTGCGATGAAAAAGAAAGAGGGTGACGTTCAAAGATTAGTTAGTAATCGATTTCAAAAAGTTGCGGAAAAATTAAGTGATGTTACAGGTATCCAAAATTTAAGTTCTCAACAAACTCAAGGTATGATATACCAAGAGATGATGAGAAAATTACCTAACATCATGAGAATTGAGGCGGCTCACAGAGATGAACTTGAAGAATTGGCAATTGAGGCCGCGTTGGAGGAATCTGAAGTACCTGTTGATTGGTATAAAATTGAGGCTTATTTAAATAGAGAACCGATTGATACGTCTAACTTTAGAATGAAACCTGAAGAAGAGGATAATGAAGAGGAAAAAGATGAGGAAGAAGAAATGGAAATTCCATCTTTTGAAATTGAGGATTTAACTAAAGACGAAATTTTTGAATTAGAAAAACATAAGAGAAATATTATCAACGCTATTATTCAAGGTGCTGCGAAAAAAGGACATTATATTTTTCAAAAACCAGATATTAAAGCAAGACTTGATGAAATTGACCCATCTCTCTATAGAGATTATTTAGGTATTATGGCAATCAATGATTTCTTATATTTCAGTATGGAACAAATGATTGAAATGATGAGTCAAACAGGTCAAGGAATTGCGGGAAAAGTTGAGTTAGATAATAATGATGAAGAGGGTGAAGAAGGTGAAGAAGGTGAAGAAACTCCGGATACAGTAATTAAAGCCTTTGGTCTAATATTTCCAATCTTATGTCATGAAATAATCAAAGGATTAGAAGAAGCTAAAGGTAGACACGGATTACCTAAAGACCCTGAAATGGCTCAACGAGTTATGGGACAAACTGATACATTAAGTAATGAACCAATGCAGTTGAGAATAGGCCCGGAAATCGTGGAAAGAATAAGGTTTGCATTACCTGATAAAATGTACGAACCTGAAAACAAAGGTTTGATAAACTGGTTTCATACTTTGTTATACCAAATTGAAGCCCAAGAGTTTTTAGAAATTATCGGAAACGCAATCTCTGAAGATTCTTCAAAAGTGGCGAAAGCGACCTCAAAATTTGATGAAATTATGAGAGAGGCAATCAAAATGAAAGAAGAGTTTGAAGATTACAAAGAAGAAGAAGGGATTGATTCTGATGAAGACGAAGATGACGGATTAGATGATTTCTTGGGTAGTTTAGGTATATCGAGACCTAAATAACCAAAAATTACTTTTGAATAATAAAGAACAATTAATAATTGAAGTAACGAAGTGCATGAGGAATACACCCTACGCACTTCGTACTTATTTACAGACATACGATAATACGGTATCAAAATATGTACCGTTAGATTTATTTCCCGACCAAGTTTCTTTAATTGAGGATTATGAAAATTACAATGAAAACATCGCCCTTAAGTATAGACAGGCAGGTGTTTCAACAGTAACTGCCGCTTGGGCGTCAAAACGACTTGTATTTGCCAAAAAAACTAAACCGGAAAAAATTCTAATCATTGCCAATAAATTGGATACATCCATGGAGATGGCAAACAAAGTTAGAGGTTTTACCGAACAATGGCCTAGTTGGGTTGGAGTTGGATTCTCAAATGAAAAAAACTCACAACGACATTTTAAATTAACAAATGGGTGTGAAGTTAAAGCCGTTGCAACATCTCGAGATGCGTTAAGGGGTTATACCCCAACCATTCTTATCTTTGATGAGGCGGCGTTTATTGAAGCGGACGGAGATTTTTGGTCGGCTTGTATGGCGTCCCTATCTACAGGGGGTAAAGTAATTGTGGTTTCAACCCCAAATGGTTATGATGCAATTTACTATGAGATTTACGACCAAGCTCTTCGTAATATGAATGATTTCAAAATTACGGAAATGTTTTGGCACCGTGACCCTCGATATACCAAAGATTTGTATATGGTTAAAACACCTGATTTAGTTCACTTTTTACTAAATCGTGAGGAATATAACCTCGATGAGGTAATTATTGATTTATCAATGCCTAATCCATTCGAAAGGGACCATTCAATTGTAACTAAATATATTGAAGATGGATACAAACCTTGTTCCTCATGGTTTGAGGCGATGGTTAAAAAATTAAAATACGATAGACGTAAGGTGGCTCAGGAGTTAGAATGTAACTTCTTAGGTTCAGGGGATAACGTATTTGATTCTGAATTAATGCAGGATATTGCCAAAAACCAAGTTAGAGAACCACAGGCAAAAATGATGGGTGGTGGATTATGGATTTGGAAAGAACCTGTAAATGGACACAAATATGTTATGGGTTGTGATGTATCTCGTGGAGATTCTGAGGATTTTTCAAGTATTGAAATTATTGATTTTGACACTAGAGAACAAGTATTGGAATATGTTGGAAAAATACCACCAGATGTATTGGCCGAAGTGGCGTACAAATGGGGTACAATGTATAATGCTTATTGTGTTGTGGATATCACAGGTGGTATGGGAGTTTCAACTGCAAGAAAAATGCAAGAAATGAACTATCAAGGTGGTTTATATGTTGATGGTGTGGATACAACTAATAAATGGAAGTATGACCCAAAAATAAATGAAAAAATTCCGGGAATTAATTTTAACTCAAAAAGGGTTCAAATTATTGCGGCATTTGAAGAGTCAATGAGACATAAGTTTAGAATTTATTCTAGTCGTCTTTATAATGAAATGAATACGTTTGTTTACATTAATGGACGACCTGACCATCAAAAAATGCATCACGATGACTGTATTATGAGTATTGCGATGGCAATATATGTTGCGGAAAAATCATTCCAATCATTGGAAAAAGTTACCAATCATACAAGGGCAATGTTAAATTCATGGTCAACAGCTGTTACTGAAAATAAAAACTCTTCAGAGTTCTTTAACCCAATGGTTCCTCAAATGGGTAGACAACACCCAATTAATCAAGGACCGACAAGAGATGATTACCAAAAGTATGGGTGGTTATTTGGTGGGTAATACTATTTATATTACTGAGGAAACAAGTAAATTTATATCATGAGTGAACAACAAAATAATATGACGGTATGGCAGAGATTATCCCAAACATTTGGACCTAATTCTCTGTTGAATCAAGATTATCCAACTTTTAAGTTTGATAAGAAGGAATTATTACGTACCAAAAGTAAGGAAGAATACGAAAAAGAGAAGTTACAGGCACAACAAACCTATTACTTAACAAATCAATGGGCAAAAGTTGAGAATAACTTATATTCCCAAGCAATCTATTACGAACCATCAAGGTTATCCGCACAATACGATTACGAGTCAATGGAGTATACTCCTGAGATTTCTGCTGCGTTAGATATCTATGCGGAAGAATCAACAACAACAGATGAAGATGGTTTTATTCTACAAATTTATTCTGAATCAAAAAGAATAAAAGGGGTACTAGCCGATTTATTTAACAACTCACTTGATATTAACACTAACTTACCAATGTGGACAAGAAACACTTGTAAGTATGGTGATAACTTTATTTATTTGAAATTAGACCCGGAGAAAGGTATTGTTGGAGTACAACAATTACCGACAATTGAAATTGAACGTCATGAAGTAGGTGTTAGTGCAAAAATCTCTACGGATATTACTCATGAAATAGATAAAGATAAAAAGTCACTTCATTTTACTTGGAAAAATAAAAACATGGAATTCCAATCATGGGAGATTGGTCACTTTAGATTATTAGGTGATGATAGAAAACTTCCTTACGGAACATCTATGTTAGAAAAAGCAAGACGTATTTGGAAACAATTATTGTTATCAGAGGATGCAATGTTGATTTATCGTACATCAAGAGCTCCTGAGAGAAGAATGTTTAAAGTATTCGTAGGTAATATGAACGATGATGATGTTGAGGCTTATGTACAACGTGTTGCAAACAAATTCAAAAGAGAACAAGTAGTGGATAATAAAACAGGTAACGTAGATATGAGGTTTAATCAAATGGCGGTTGACCAAGATTATTTCATTCCTGTTAGAGACCCATCAGCACCGGACCCTATTACAACATTACCGGGAGCAACAAACCTTTCTGAGATTGCGGATATTGAATACATCCAAAAGAAATTATTAACCGCTCTTCGTGTCCCTAAGGCGTTCTTAGGATTTGAAGAAGTAGTTGGGGATGGTAAAAATTTATCATTACAAGATATTCGTTTTGCAAGAACTATTAACAGAATCCAAAAAAGTATGATTGCGGAATTAAATAAAATTGCAATCGTTCATTTATTTTTACTTGGGTTTGAAGATGAGTTAGATAATTTCACATTAGGTTTATCGAATCCTTCAACACAGGCGGATTTATTAAAAATTGATGTTTGGAAAGAAAAAGTTTTATTATACAAAGATTTAGTTGCCGACCCAGGAAATGGTATTCAAGCAACATCATCAACATGGGCTAAAAAACATATATTTGGATGGTCAGATGAAGAAGTTCGTTTGGATTTACAACAACAAAGAATTGAAAGAGCTGTTGGTGAAGAACTTAAAGCAACTGCAACTGTTATAACTAAAACAGGATTATTCGATAATATCGATAAACTTTATGGTAATACATCAGGTTCTACCGCGGCAGTATCGTCTGAAACATCAGAACCTACACCATCATTTGGTGGAGGTGGTTTTGAAACTGCTGATTTAGGTGGAGGTGAAGAACTACCACCGGCAGGTGAGGAAACGGCAGCTCCACCACCGGCGGGAGGTGAGGCTGAAATAACGCCAGAATCACGAATGAATAACTTAAATATGTTAGTTGAGAATAACCTAATTGACGGGGCTCGAATGATTAATTTAGGTCATGGTCAAGAATCTTTAGGAGAAATTTCAAAAGAATTGGATAAGTTACTAAATTCCTAATATTTATTTAATAAAATTAAGCGTAATGACCTTCGGAAACCTAAAATCCATAATCGAAAAAAATCTACTTGAGTCATATAGTGACGAGAAAGATTTCAAAAAATCTTTAAGAGAGTTCAAACATAATGTTCTGAACAATAAATCTATGTCAAAGGCTTATGCTTTATATGACCAATTAAGTACGCCTCAAGGTTTATCTGAACAGGACGCTAAAGAATTTTTAGAAGAAGGGATTAGTTTATTACATAAAATTTTACCAACAATAAAATCACCAAAAAGTCTATCAGAAACAATTAAAAATAATTATTCTGATTTAGATGTATTGGCATATTCAAACAAATTAAATTTACTTGAAAGAGTAAATGCTAAGAAAAACATTATTAAAGTTTTAACTACTAAAAAAGAAACGGTTAAAGAATCAATTAATATTCCAATTAAATCGATGGTTAGTATCGCCAACCAAACATTAAGAGGATATATTGAGAACTTAGATGAAAATTCTAAAAAAGAATTTTTCCAATTAATCTCTGAAGATACTAAGACTCTTGAAACTAAATTTGAAACTTTACGTGAGAATACAATCACAAAACTTAAAGGGATGTTAGATACTGAACAAGAGTTTGAAATGAAAACAAAAATTTCTGAAACTATTGATAGATTAAAAGATGAAAAGTTCGACCAAATGAATTTTTTAAAACTTAAAAATTTAGAAGAATCTATTTAATTTAACATATTACATTATAAATCAATAAGTGTTTTTGCAATTCAAACGGTAAAAACACTTTTTTTTTTTGACATACACAATAATTTCAATTATATTTTTATTATAACCAATAAACATTTATAATGAAAAACATTAATGAAAAAAGGAAAAAGTGTAAAATTAAATTTATACAATCCAATTAAATCGGTCTATGGTACCGTAGATTCAAAAAACTTAAAATCAGTTTACATAAACATCCAATCATGGGTAACCCCAAAAGAAGAATACGATAATTGGAATCGAGTTGTTTCCAATTTAAGTCGAGAGATTAAACACTCTGTTTATAAGTCCATTAACACTGATTTATTCCAAAATAAAAGTATTGTGGATTTAGACTTAAGAACCAGTGGAATATCTCACGGTAAAAAATCGTTTTTTAATTTAGAAATAAATCTATACACAACAAACGAATTAGATTTTAAATCCATAGAAATTAAAGACTCCGTAAAAAATATAGTCCAATCCATTTATAATAATAACATCACAACAAACAAATATTTTGAATTTTCAACCACAAAAAAAGAGGTTATCTTGTAAAGTATCATAATTGATATATTTATCTTAAAAAGAATTAATGAAACAATTAAGAATATTAGAGGCAACCGAAACCGGACACGGTATATTAGTTGAGGCTGACGCAGGTTGGGTTTCACCAAAAGACAAACATAATGAAAAGGTTTTAAGAGAGGCTAAAGAAATGGATTATAGAAACCCATTTGAATTTTATGCCGTTTTACAAAAATATGATACACCTAACAGAAATGGTAGAACATACCCTGAAAGGATATTAAAAAGAGAGGCCGACAATTATAAAATTGCAATCGAAAAAGGATTATCAACATCAGAGTTAAATCACCCTGAATCATCTTTAATTGATTTAGACCGAGTATCTCATATCATTACTGACGTATGGTGGGATAGAAACATATTAATGGGAAAACTTAAATTATTAACTTCTCCGGGATTTCATGAAAGAGGAATTGTTTCAACTAAAGGAGACCAAGCAGCAAATTTAATGAGACAAGGAGTTACTTTAGGTATTTCTTCTCGTGGGGTTGGTTCACTTAAAAAAGTTGGGGAAAGAAACGAAGTTCAAGATGATTTTGAATTAATTTGTTTTGACTTAGTATCATCACCATCAACACCGGGAGCGTATTTGTTTACAAATGCTGACGATAGAGACAAGTATGAAGAAAATCTTGAAGAAGAAAAAAAATATAAACAAAAAGACGATTATGTTGAGAAGTCAGTTGACTTAATGAAAAAATTAAACGACTTTTTAGGAAAATAAAAAAACACATGGAAGAAAAGTATTTCGTAGCGAAAATTCAGTATGACTTACCTGATGATAAAACAGGTAAAATTAAAAAAATTAGAGAAGAAAAACTTGTAGAAGGGTATTCAGTAACAGATGTTGAAGCCAAAGTTACAAAAAAATATGAGGGGTTTGCACATGAGTGGAGAATTACCTCAGTCTCTGAAAGTAAAATTGATGAGGTTATCCAATAACTAATTTTAAAAAAGTAGTCGAATTCGGTTACTTTTTTTTTGTACTTAAATAAAGTTTATTTTGTCTAATAGTTAGATAAAATAAACTTTTTTTGTTTTTGGTAATATTTATAATGAAAATAACAATAATTTTTCATGCAAGAAAATAACAAATTAGTACAAGAGGCACTTATTCAAATGAAACAAGTTGAAGAAGCTATAGCCGAAAATGCAAAAGGAATACTTGCTTCAACTATGAAGGAAGAAATCAATCAGTTAGTAAAAGAATCTCTTTCTGAACAAGAAGAAGATGAGGTTGAATTAGATGTTGACATGGATGATGAAATGGACTCTGACGAAGAGGAAATGGATTTTGATATGGATACTGATAATGAAGATGAGGATGAAATGGACATGGATTTTGACATGGACATGGATTCTGACGAAAGTCCAATTGATTTAACAGGAGCTTCTGATGAAGAAATTCTTAGAGTATTTAAAGCTATGGGTGAAGAAGATGGAATTATCGTTCAAAAGGACGGTGAGGATATTCATTTAACTGATAACGATAATGACTCAGAATACATTGTTAAACTTGGTGAGTCTGAAGATGAAGATGAATTGTTAGACGAAGAGGATGACATGGAATTTGATTTTGAAGAATTAGGTGAAATGGATGACCAAACTACAGATGACGTACTTGATGCGATTTTTGCGGATGGTGATGCTGATGACATCGAATTAGACCAAGACGAAGAAGAAGTTATGTTTGAAATTGAATTTGAAGACGATGAAGAAGAAGAATTTATCGACGAAGAAGAAGATGATGACATGATGGACGAACAATACGACGACGAAGAGGACGAAGACGACGACATGATGGACGAACAATATGACGACGAAGAGGACTTAGAAGAATCTTACAACCAAAGAAGAACTGTTAGAGAATCAAAATCAACAATTAAACCTAAAGGTGTTGGAATTGGTAAGGGACCTAAATTTACTTACAAAGATAAAGCCGATGGCGGATTCGATGAAAATAAAAAAGAAGGTCCAAAATCTGTAGGTACAGGTAAAGCTAAATTCGATTACAAGAAAGGTGCAAATATGGAAGGAAAATCCAAAGTTGTTAAGGCAGAAACAAAAGAAGGTGATTACGGAATGAATAAGGGTGAGAAATCTAAAACCATGAAAGGTAAAGAAGATTACACTACTAAAAAAGGTGACACTTTAAAAAGAAAGGCTTTTGAAAAAGAAGAAACAAAAGAGGCTGCTAGAACATACGGAATGGGTTCCAAAGAAGGTAGAGGACTTAGAAAAGGGATTACTAATAACAGAAATTATGTTTACGGTAAAAATGGAGTAAAAGTAGAATCTACTCAAGAGGTAACTATGTTGAGAGAAAAAAATGAAGAATACAGAAAAGCGTTAAATGTTTTCAGAGAAAAACTTAACGAAGTTGCAATCTTCAATTCAAACTTGGCATATGCAACTAGATTGTTTACTGAACATTCGACTACTAAAAAAGAGAAAATTAATATCTTAAGAAGATTTGACGATGTTGAAACTTTAAAAGAATCTAAAAATCTTTATCAGTCAATCAAAGGTGAATTATCTAAACCGGAAATTAAAAAATCAATTAGTGAATCAGTGGAGAACAAACTTCAAAAAACTGTATCTACAGGTTCATCGACTACTTTAATTGAATCAAAAACTTACGAAAATCCGCAATTCATGAGAATGAAAGATTTGATGAGTAAATTAGGGTAATCAAAAATAAATAAATAAAAATTAAAAACCAAATATTTTAAAATGGGAGCATTATTAGAATCAGGATTAGTTGGTAACATCGGGTTAAAACACCTTAAAGTTATCAAAGAAGACACAATCAACAAATGGGACAAATTAGGATTCTTAGAGGGTCTTAAAGGTCACATGAGAGAAAACGTTGCACAATTATATGAAAACCAAGCATCGTATTTAATTAACGAAGCATCATCTACATCTGATACAGGTGCATTTGAAACAGTGGTTTTCCCAATTGTTAGAAGAGTATTCTCTAAATTATTATCTAACGACATCGTTTCTGTACAAGCTATGAACTTACCAATCGGTAAATTATTCTACTTCGTACCAAACATCCAATCGTATACTGAAGATTCAACATCTACTAATGGTATTCACCGTAAACCTTACGGAGCACCTGGGTATGACAACGCAATTGACGGACCTGATGGACCAGGAAGTGGTTACGACTACAACAACACTAAAGACCTTTACGATAGATTCTATGAAGGTAACGAACCAGCTTTAGACCCACCAGGTTTATATGACTATTCAAAAGGACAATTCTCTGCTGTTACTCATTTAAGTACTAATGGAACTAAAGTTGTTACTGTTGCTTGGGCTGGTGATTCATTAGTACCTTCTTCGTATTCAACTAGTGACTATAGAAAAGTATTAATCGTTATGTCAGGTTTTGCATCTAATGGAGCGGGTAAATTAATCGGTCCTGATGGTCAACCAATGGACAATGAATCTTTCTTAGCTGATTTAACTATTAAAGGTGTTGGAACTAACTGGTATACATCTGCAAATACAACTAACCCTTACTTATTTAGAGTTGTTACTCAAAGATATGGTAAAGGTATTGTTGAGTACGGAAACAACAACTCTACATTATTATTCCCTGAAAGTAAAACAGGTGGTGGTCAATATGACAACTTATGTGATGCTGAAGGAAAAATCTATTTAGAGGTTGATTTACAAGTACCAGTATGTATTACTTGTGGTGGTTCAATGGACGGTTACACAGGTTCAACATTCTCAAGTAACACAGAAAATAACAACGCATTCGTTGCTAGTTATAGAATCTACAAAAACTTAGAGTTTGAAGATAGAATTGGTGAGGTTTCTTTTGACTTAATGTCAGTAACTGTTTCTGTAACAGAAAGAAAATTAAGAGCACAATGGTCTCCTGAAATGGCACAAGACGTTGCTGCATTCCACAACATCGATGCTGAAGCTGAATTAACAGCTTTATTATCTGAGCAAGTTGCGGCTGAAATCGACCGTGAAATCTTAAGAGATTTACGTAAAGGTGCAGCATGGAACTTACGTTGGGATTACAATGGTTGGAAACGTTTAGGGTCTTCTGCAGTTCCTTACACTCAAAAAGACTGGAACCAAACGCTTATCACAGCGATTAACCAAATCTCTGCTCAAATCCACAAATCTACATTAAGAGGTGGGGCTAACTGGATTGTAGTTTCTTCTGAAATCTCAGCTATCTTTGACGATTTAGAATACTTCCACGTATCAAACGCTTCTCCTGAGCAAGACCAATACAACATGGGTATTGAAAGAGTTGGTACTCTTGCAGGACGTTACCAAGTTTACCGTGACCCTTACTTCCCACCAAACCAAGTGTTAATGGGACACAAAGGAACATCATTGTTAGACACAGGTTATATCTACGCACCATACGTACCATTACAATTAACTCCAACAATGTATAACCCATTCAACTTTACACCTATCAAAGGTATTATGACACGTTACGCTAAGAAAATGGTTAATAACCGTTTCTACGGACGTATCACAGTTGATGGTGTTAGAACATTCGACTTAAGAGAATTGAGATAATCAATATCTTATGATATACCAAAAAGAGGACAAATATTTGTCCTCTTTTTTGTTTTATAAAGTATTTATAATAAAACAATAACAATGATTAAACAAACTTGGAATATAAGTGAGGATGAAAAAAATAGGATTTTAAATCTTCATGAGAGTGCAACTAAAAGAATGTACTTATCAGAACAAAATGAAGTTGAGCCTACATCCTACTATGAAATAGATGGAACCGGATTAAAATTTAAAGTTCGTAACGGTAAATTATACTATGCAATCTTAGACGAAGAATATGGTATGGTAATACCTAAAATTTTTATGAATGGTAATATGGAGGATTTTAAAGTTAATCCTAATGATAAAGAATTAATAATGCCAAATAAAGGATTTGAAAATAGCCTTTTAATTACCGACGATAAATGGCCGAATATTTCAGCGGCTCAAAATGTTAGACCTCAAGAGTATAGTAATGTTGATTTTAAGTTCATAGGACTTGTATCAGACAAACTTCCAAAAAAACCAAGAGACCCAAAAATGATTGGTAGACCAATAGTTTTTACTGCTAAAGTACTACGAAGAGAAATAGAAATATTAAAGAGTGAAGGTTATAAAGAATCAGAGGATGGTTCAATATCTCCACTTACATATGTTAAAAGAGGTCGTGATGGGATTTATTTGGACTTGTATCCTTCCGCAGGACATACTTCATATTATTCAGGAGAACCGGACCCAACACCGGACCCAACACCGGACCCAACACCGGACCCAATACCATTTGAATTAAATATTACAAGTCCATTTAAATTTAATGAGACTGATTTAACAGATGAGGCTAAACAAGAATTTAAAGATTTTATCGAATCTGTTAAGGAAAACTACGCAAATGTTCAAGGGGATGTTGAGGTTATATGTTCTGCATCTATAGATGGACCTCCTGACCAAAAAAGAATTGATTATGATATGAATTTATCTAAAAGAAGAGCTGAGGCAATTGTGTCAATTCTTAAGACTAGTTTACCGGGAACTAAGTTAAACTTTATCCCTAAAGGTATTGGACAAACAGACCAATTTGCTAAGGGTAAAAAATATCCTAATGTAAAAGATGAAAATGAAACAGCTCCTAATAGAAGATTAATTATTAAACTTCCTCAAATAATGAAGCAACAACAATAAAAAAAAGGGTCTTAATAGACCCTTTTTTTTATTATTCTTAAAATACCTTAATATTAATAATTTTTTTATCGACATAATCATCAAAACAAAAAACCATAACATATTTGTTAGGACTTGGTAAAGTTCCTTTATAAGAAACTGTTTTCATAGTAACTACTCCGGTTGTCTTGTGTAAAACATATGAATATCCTGTGTAAGAATACTTTTCGTGTAATTCTACATTTAAATCAAATTCGTCAAAAAATTTAACATTAGTTAAATTAGTGGTATCTATTTTATAGTTATCCATTAATTTTTTAACTGATATGGAATCACGTTTCCATAAATCGTTTAATTCATAAAAGTCTCCTGCCTCTCTGATAGTAAGTTGACCAAATGATAGATTCGAAATAAAAATAAAAAGAATGATGGTAATTAAGTTTTTCATATGTGTAGATGTTTTAATATTTGTACAAATATAAATATTTTTTAATTACCTACAAAACTTTTTGGTTATATTTATTATAAAATAGTTGAAATGATTAAACAAACATGGAATATAGACGAAGACGAAAGAAATAGGATATTAAATCTTCACGAGAGTGCAACTAAAAACTTATATTTAATTAAGGAACAACAGGTTAAGATTGGTGAAAAAATAACTACAACAGATAAAAATTTTGAGTTGGATAAAAAATCATTTCCTGCCGGATTTTATTCTATTAACAAATTGGGTGAAGGTAAAAAAGATTTGGACGCTAAATTACAGGAGATTGCTCAATTTGCACAAGAAAATAATGGTAGTCAAGTTAATATTCAGATTGAGGTTGGTGAATCTAAAGTAACTAATTTTGACAATGAATTAAAAAAAACTTTGGCTCAAGGAGAACTTGCAAAATTAAGAGGCCAAAAATTACAAGAATATTTAACTAACTATTTCCAAGGATTAGTTGAATCAAAGTATTTGACTACAATGCCAAATATACCAACCCCTCAAACAAATGTTGAGCTTGGTACTCAAAAACACGATTATATTAGAGGTACAGATAATCCTAAAGACCCTAAGTATTTGGATGACCAGTATGTTAAATTTATTATTACATTATCCTCAACTAAAAAAGAGGATGTTTATGGTTGTTTAGTTGATTTAACTATTGATGTAAGTTACTACGGTCAGAAAGATTCAAAATTCCCTTGTAGAGGTGGTCACTATTGTGATAATGCAAAATTTGAAGTATTTTTAGCTAGTACATCAATAGGGATTGCAGATTTAAATAATTCAGAATGTAGAGAAAAAGTATTAAAAGATAGGACAGCTTGTGATAGAACCGCAAAACTTACCGTTACTAACGATATGGTTCAAAAAATAATTTCTGACCCAAATTGGAATCAAAAAACTTTAATATTATCAACAAGATGTATATCAAGTGCTAATTGTCATACATCCATTCAAGAAGTTAAAATTGTTAATGGGGAAGGTGTTGTTGTGTATCATGGTTGTGTTAACCCTCAATCTGCAAGAGGTAACACATCTCAAAAAATATTAGCAGTTTTAGATAAATGTGGTAAACCGATTGAGGGGTCAATCGACGATAATGTTAGTCCTGATGAGATGAAAGCGTTATCTGATGAGGTTAAGGTAAATGATAGTAAAAAGGTGTTAGAGATTGCAAATACTGAAGGATTTAATGTTGGTCCAAATTTAGGTATAAACATAGGAATAGTGACAAATAATTGGTATGAACTAACAGATTTAAAGATGGGTAATAATATTTTAACCGGAACGTTTAAAATTAAAAAGGCCGCTTATTATGGAACGTTTGTTAACCCTTTAGGTGATGGTAGAAATCGTACTTTTAAATTTAATATAGGTGATACAGTAAAAATTAATTATCCGGTAATGACTGCTAATATACCACAAAATAAATTAGATAAATTTTTATCAAAAAAATTAATGTATAAAATCGAAAATTTTGATGGATACTTTGTTATGACTGAATTTAAATATGATGGGAATACATATCCAAGTGGTATTGTTATAACACCAACTACCGAACAGTAGTGGTGTCATAAACAACAATAATAGTGTCCTTAGTCATTAATTTAAGGTCTTCATCAGGTATAGAATTAACAAAATTTTTAGTGTAATTTTTTAGAAAATTTTTCTTTTTTGATTTTCTTATTAATTTTGCTTCTAATTTGCTCTCTTGATACATTTTTTCTGTCATGGGAACTTGGAATTCTTTTGAAGACACACAAGAAGTCATTAAGATGATGATTGAGATAAGTAAGAATATTTTTTTCATAATTTATAAATTTTCTACAAATATAAATAGTTTTTACTACACTGCAAAATTTTTTCACATATATTTATTCATAGATTTTAGATTATTGGTCCCGAGTCATTTTGACTTTTGAGTATTCACGGACACGAAGGTATCAGTAACATAGTCATTAACTATTATAAAATTAAGTAAAATGAATTACACAACTGCGGTGAGCAAACCAAACGCTCACATCACAAAGAAAAAATCGCGTCTAAAAATCTACAATGGACACGTAGTCTTCATGGAAGACCAAGACAATTTCGAATTCGAAATTCATAACCCAACAAGAAAAACAGTACTTTGTAAAATTAAATTGAACGGAGATTATATCTCTCAAAGTGGTTTAGTTTTAAGACCGGGTGAAAGAATCTTTTTAGAGAGGTTTTTAGACACTAATAATAAATTTCAGTTCAGTACCTACTCTGTTAATAATACTTCCGAAAATCAATCGGCAATATCGTTAAACGGGGATGTTAGGGTAGAGTTCTATGATGAAAAGATTGTTCACACAAATAATCTTAATCTAAACCATTCCGGTACATATCGTCCATGGGCGAATAATGTATTGTGTGGAAATTTAAATCACACAGGTGGGTATGTTTCTCCAACAACATTTACAACTAATACCTCAAGTTTGATTGGAGGTTCAAATGCATACTATACTAATACATCATCAGTTGATTTAAGTATACCTCGTACTCGTTCCAAAAAATCAATTGAAACCGGTAGAGTTGAGAAAGGAGAGAAATCTAATCAAAATTTCCAAAACTCATATGAGGAATTTAATTCTTACACTTCTCATCAGATATTGTATAAGATACAACCACTAACAACTAAAAATAAGACATCTCAGGATATCAGACAATATTGTGAAGAATGTAATACAAAAGTAAAATCTAATTTTAAATTTTGTCCAACTTGTGGTAATGATTTAACAAAACTGAAAGAAACTAAAATTAAATACACTGATGGGTTGGGAATAAAAGTTAATGGACGTTCTTTGATAATGACCACATTTAAAACAACCTTAGATAAATTGATTGAGAAAAATGAAGGTAAGACAATTGTGATTCACAAACCTTCATTATCAGAAGAATTTATTAGAGCGATAATATATTAAAAAAAAAAAAAGGTCCCGTGAGACCTTTTTTTTTTATTCTATAACTTCATCATTACTTGATATCTTTTTATGAAGAACTCTTAACGCTTTTGATACTACTTCTGTTTCTTGCATTGTAAATAATCGAGTATTGTGAACATAGTGTAATGACTGTGTTAATAAATAAAAAGATTGTTCTATTGTCATTTCATCAATTAGAATATCAACATCTTCAGGTTTATTATACCCTACACTGTCAAATAATAACCCCATTGGTTGTCTTTCTTGTTCCATTATTCTTTAATTGTATATTTATTGTTAATTGAAAATATATGAAAAAGAATAAGATTAGTGAAGCAACCAGTTCCGGAAATTCAGGTTCAATTAAAGTTCCAATAGTACTAGCGCCTCAAATTTGGGAAAAAAAACAATTAGGACCTTTTACTGATGATGTGTACAAATATACGAATGCGGAATTAGCGTATGAAGAGGCTGATGGGGATTTTAAAGAAACACCACAAAAACGAAAAGAAATTGAAAATAGAACAATAAAAATATCTAAATTATTAATGAAACAAAAGAAAGATTACCGAGGACAAAATGATGAAGAAGGTTCTGCGGTTAATCCAACTATGGATGGATTACCATTGAAAGAAGATTTATTAAGAGAAGATTTAGCGGTTTGGTTTGGTACTAAAAAGAAACCTAAAGGGTCTAAACAACCAAAAGGTCCTTGGGTTAATATTTGTCGTAAAGTTGACGGAAAACATCCTCCATGTGGTCGACCTGATGCAAGCCCAAAAAGTTATCCAAAATGTCGAGCAGCCGGAGTTGCTGGAAAAATGAGTGATAGTCAAAAAAAATCTGCTTGTTCACAAAAACGTAGAGAAGAAAAGAAAGACCCTAAAATTGGTAAAGGTAACAAACCAACTATGGTTAGTTATAAACCAAAAAAACCTCAAAACGAATCGTTAAGAGGTTTAATCATCAAAGTAATTAAGGAACAATATAAAAATTAATTAGGTTAGTCTTTCAAGTATTGTGGTTAACGAATGTTTAATTTGACTTTTAATTTCAGTTTCAAATTCTAATCGTAAAGATTCTACTTTATTGTCAAACATATTGTTTAACTTATCTGAAATAATTTGAGTTAAGTTAACATCATAATTGTAAACGTGATTGGTAATGTTAATTCTATTGTTGGATAAAACAATGAACACACCTAAAGAATCATTTTTGATGTATCTTTTCTGAGATAATGGTGCAATTAAAAAAGTCGAATCCGGATGTGATATTAATTTTCTACAAATTGCGGAGGACTTAATTTCATTTGCATCAACAGACGACATATTAGTTCTTGATATGCTTTTGAATTTTAAGTAAATTCTTAAACATAATCTCTTAAATAATCTTTTGAAATATCTTCTCATTGTTTAGTGTTTTTTAACACCACAAAGATAATCATATTTTTGAAAATACCAAAAAAAAAAACAATTAAAATAAAACCCCCGAGATTGGAGGTTTTTTATTAGTTAACAGTAAGGAGATGAACACCTTTTTTTTCCGTCCAATCCGGGTTTGGTTCCCTTACATACTTGAACTGCATATCCATTTGCGTAAGCGGAAGGGTAAACATCAAATTTTGACTTAGCAGCAGCTTTACCTCTTGTACATAATTTGGTACCTGTTTTCTTTTCACCTTCACTAATGTCTTCGTAATCGATATATTCTTTTTTTGTCTCGTTCATTAAGAAATCAAATACTTGGTCCATATTATTTTTAGCTTCAGTTACGTGGTCATCCGCCCAATCATGTCCCCCTTCATTAATAATTTCATCAATTTGTTGAGGGTCCATTTCTAACAATATTTCACATTGTCTTTTAATTTGTTGTAGATTACTAAAAAACATATAATCGGCAACTTCTTGTTCTTTAAGAACTTTTTTTACAATTCTGTTTAAATCAGATTCTGTTATTTTAACTATTTTTTTCATTATTTGTGATTTACAATATTAAAAGTTAATTGTTTTTTATAAGTATCTTTTTCTCCTGAAGTGTTCACTTGAATATCAACATAATATTGATTTGGTATTTTATCTCTCATATCAAACATAAAGTAATATTCATTTGGAGTTCTATTGATAGGTGTCCAATCTTGAACTAAAACTTCAGTAGTTCCCTCTTTAACGTATACTCTATAGAAAGATGAAACGTCTAACAATAATTGTTGTCCGGTATATGCCTTTTTAATTGTCACACCAACCTTTCTAATATCCGTATTAAGAATTTGTTCATTTTGTAAAATACCGTAGAAATCAAATCCGTATTTTTGAGGTTCTCTTGATGTTGACCCAATTTGGATTCCTGCATTGTATTCTTGAAGAATAAATTGATTTTGGACATTAGGTATTGCCTGACCATTAATGGTTAAACCTGACCATATATCATAGAATAAACAAGGTGATGGACTTCCGGTGAATCCGTTAGGTACTATAACCTCATAAACTCCTTTTGTTCTTAGACAAGTGTTTAGTGATGACATACCATTAACAACATCACCATTTCGGTCTTCAATTCTAACAAATGGGTTTGAATCTAAATTAACAAAATCACCATTTTGATAAATGTATAAAAATAATTTATTTTCTTGGTTCTTCAAAAATATATTTCGGTCGTCTTGAATTAAATCATTATATGTTGTTTGTAGGAATGGTTGGTAAAAAGTTTGTGTATGTCTTGAAAAGAATGCGGTACTATAACTATCGGTAAGACCTGAGATGTTTTCTATTTGAGGTAAGTAAGCGACTCCCCACCCCGTAACACCGGTTATGGTTCCGTTTAACACTCCATTAATTTCGTTAGACATATCCATGAATAAATCCTCATTACCTAATTCAAAATGTTGTTGAGCAACAATTGTTAATCCTGAATAATTTACAACTCCTTGGTTGTTGTTATCGTAGATTCCCGGTTGAGACCAATCATTGATTGTTGTCGTTTGAAACCAGTTTGAAGGTCTTAATGAATATGCACGACTATCCACAAAGGTTAGAGGGGTTGATGCCCCGTTTGGACTTCCTTGAGTTAAATTAAAGTTACTGTAATCATATCCGACACCTTCATCCCATGGTTGAGCACCTCCGGTAGTTCCGGATATTTGAGGTATTCTAAATAAGATTAAATCAAATGAGGTTGCTCTTCTTCGTTCGTTAGTCATGAATGTATTTAACAATTCATTATCAAACGAAGATGTGTTGGTCATGTTTAGTGTATGAGTCATCCCCGTAGTACATCCTGTTGATATTACTCCGGATTGGATATTTTGGCGTAGTAGAGATAAATCTAAATCAAAGATGAATCTTGAATAACCAAAGTTGGGAACTATTAAATCAGATGCACCAAAATTTAACTCAATAACAGGGTTCCTTCCTGTATTAACATAGGAGTTTGAAATGATGGTGTTGTTTTTATCTATGTAAGACCTTAAAATTGACATTTACCTTTTTAATTATAAATATCAATTAAGTCGAATATTTGTATTAAGTATTTTAGTATATGCATTTTGCATCTCAGTTAGGATATTACCGACCGTAGAACCATCCTGAGTTTTAGGTACTGGTGGTAATCCTGGATACGCGTGAGTGTGACTTACTAAGAATCTAACAACCAATCCCATTAGTTCTAAAAGTTCTTCTCCTCTAACCATACTTGAAGTATTTGGTTCGATATCATCGGCAAATTTTTCAGTACTAATACCGTATAATGTATTGTCAAAATTAATTTTTTGTTTACCCGGAATCTGTGACTGATGTGATAATAAATAAAGTATATCAGAACCAAGTGCACCATAGGTTGATTCGGTATTAACATAAGTGCTTTGAGGAACTACTTTTTTAACGGGAACTAAAGGAGTTCGTAACGTTACTTTACCTTTTACATATATGAATCCATAACCACCCGGGTCAGCAGAATTTAATTTAATCCCTTTATAAATTTCGGAAAGATTTACGGTCTCAACACCCGACGATGAATTAATTATATTATACATCGGATTTGAAGGTCTAAAAAATATTGGAAAATTAGGGTCCTGAGCGTTTGGAGTAAATGTTACAACTCCACCAATTGAAGGACTTTTATCGTTACATTTTTTAATAAACGCATTAATAAATTTAATTACTTCGGCTTTTGATAATAAATTAAAATCTTGTACGGTAATTAATTGTTTTAAGTTTTCATTTACTAAACTACCAACTGTTAGGTTATTAGTGTTAACAGACAAGTCTGATTTTAATTGGTATAAATAAACAGACCCTCCAAATTTGTCCTGAGTATTTTCAGGATTATTGACAACCCATTCGATTAAATATTTAGTTAAAAGAACATTTTCTTTAAGTTCAAAATAAGTTTTAGGTGATAAAGTTTGTTTAACACTATTAAATTTTGTTAATTGTAAAAATCCTCGTTTTGTATTTGCGGTTGGTACTACATTAGGTTGTAATAAATCACCCATAAATTTACCTGCTCTTAATAATACCTCATCTTGTTTAACAATTAAATCGGCACTTCCTCGACCTAAAATAGCGTTATCTCCCGGTTGTGGGAATACACCTTCGTGGATTCCGTTATCGGTGTAAGTACCATTTTGATTTTTTAATGGTCTTGGATTTTGAATTTGAAATCCTGTTCCGGTAAATTTGTTTGCACCAAAATTAAATTCTTTAAATGTTGCGGTAGGACTTGAGAAATTATTTTGAACGTAATACTGATTTTGATATTTAAAATCAGAGTTTAAGAACATTACTTGAATTAATTCATCAACTTTTGGTACTTGATAAATAAAATAAGGTAATAATGAATTAAATACCAATGGGTCTCTTGATGTCCATGGGTCTTTTTCAGGATTCCATTTTGGGCTATCAACACTTTTAAGAATGTCTTCATAATTGTCCGTAACAATTCTTGCTCTAACTCTTCCAAGCATTAGAGGGTCTTGATTATCTAAAACAATACACTGATAAAATATAGAATCACTCATTATTTATTTCTTTCTTGATATACTTTTAAAGTATTATTATACAATTCTTCCACCTTATCTAAATAAAGGGTCGAATCAATTATATTTTGTTTAGTACCTTCAAAATCTGAAGATAGTAAATCCATGAACTCAACCAATTTTTGGTTAGGTAAGTCTTTAAGGTTTGATTGTTCCTTAATTATATTTTCAAATTCTTCTTTTCTCATATTATTGACATTTTCCCACTCCGGTTGCCGGGGTTTTAAGTACGATTTGTACCTTTTCATTTTCCGCTCTTTCAGTATCGACACCTTTATTTGACATTAAATTATACAACAACATTAAGTTAGGTGACCCGTCAGGTAATGTTCCGGTAGGAATACCAATGCCTTGTAATAATTCAATTGTATTAATAGTTGCTCTTTCAGGGGAGTAACCCGGTAAAAAGTCCGCCAAGTATAATAATGGTATTGGTATATCATTCTTACTAATTAATTGTTTTGGACCTAACCCATTTATTGCATCCAACAATAATAAAATACTACTCATTAATGATTTACACTTTCTATAGTCATCAATTAATTGTGCAATAATTAATGCTAATTGGATTAGTTTTAATATAATCGCATATTTCTTTAATCGTTGAGATTTAGTCACATCTTTTAAGATAGCAGCAACTAATAGTAAAATATCTTTCTTTAATTCTTGGAATAATACTTTTAAAAATTCATTATTGATTAATGAAATAGTGTCTATTGAGAATTTTTTATATTTTTTCAAAAAGTCCGCACCACCAGCGACAATATTACTTCCTTGGGCGGTATTACTGTTTCCTGATTGGATTACTTCATTTACAGAAGTTACTTGTTGGTTATAGGTGTAAGTTGCACCTGATTGAACAACTGATAACAAAGTGTAAAGAGGTAACAATACTTTAGGAGATAAAACTCCTGCTGCCACGGCTAAAGGTATTTTTTGAATTATGTTCTTATCTATCGCAACGGACGCATTAAAGTTTGATGGAAGTAAAGGTGCCCATTGAGGGTTTTGTGATATAGAATTAAGAATGTTATTAATTGAATTAACTTGTTGTTCAGTTGTTTGATTATCAACATCATCTCGGAAATCTATAAGTTGTGAAACTAATGATTCACTATCTACAGGTAATTTAACGTTGTCACAATCAACAAATTCCATTACTCCGTTTTGTACATTTGTTATTTCAATGTCAATATTTCTTAAATCAACTTCAGATAATTCAAAAAAACTATCGTCTACCCCATCCAACTCGGCAATTTTTGCAGTACCACTAACATCAATTTCTTGTCTTGAATCAAAACAAAGACCTAAAACACGTTGAGCGATTAACATGAATTTAGATTGATTAGTTATTTCCCCAATACCAATTTGTGAATTAATACTAATTGCACCCGAAACTATGTTAGTTAATTGCATTCCAACATCTACAGGGTCAATTAATTTAATTGTACTGTAGTAATCAGATAAAAATTCACCAACATTATTTACGTTATTATCTCGGTCAAGTAATAACATTCTAAAATAGTTACCGGTCACACCAAAATCATTTGTTGTTGTATATTGAAAATCAAATAAATTTTGACCTGATTTTCCTAAATAATTTTTACCATTAATTTGTGAATATGAACGACCTATGTTTTGAGTTTCCATTATTTGGTACATTTGCTTGTTCATTGGGAACGGCTTTGTACCTCCATAAGGTTTAAATATCGGACTTGCAGATGGTACTGGTTTTTCATAAAACATTTTACCAAATGGTGTGTCGGGTGAGCTTTTTAAGTTAGAGAAAAAATCTATTGATTCTACCGGAATGTAAATACCATTAATTGGTGGTAGGGTTGCAAGAGGACTTATCTGAGCACCATTTAGATTAAAACCTTGATATGTTTGTTCTTGAGAACACCCTAACGCTTTAATAGTTTGTTCTTTAACAATTGCAGCAATTGTTGGTTCAATTTTTACCGCAACGTCAAGAACTTTTTTCTTTATGTATGCCAAAGAGTCTGAACCATTACCCTTAGTAGTACTCAAAAAATCCAACATTTTATCTGTTGAATTTGGTGGGTCTTTTAAATATCTTTTTTGAAGGTCTTTGATTTTATCAAGTTGGGTTGCTAATTGAGCATTTGATTTAGATAAAGAACTTCCGGCATTTTTACGCAAATCTTTTTCCGATTGAGATACTTCATTAAATGTTTGGATTGCAGCAAGTCGTCTTTGGATTTTTTCTTCAGCGTTGTTTAAATCCACCACACCTCCACCAGATGTTGTTGTTGAGTTATTTGATGTTGATAAAGAATTTTGCATCTTATTTCATTTTATATGTTTCTAAATCATCAGAAACATCTTTTTCAATAAGATTCTGTATTAAATCTTCATCTAAATCTGCTAATGAAAATGATTCGGTATTATTATTAGATTTTTCCCAAATACTCGATTGTAGTTTTGACAAACTAATTTTTTTCTCAACACAATCATTAACGATTTTTTGTTGTTTTTCAATCACTGGTCCAATAGTTACCATATCAGCAGGGTCTTTCAACATTGCTAACATTTTATTTTGGATTCTAATTGCAGTCTGTCTTTGCTCAACAAGTTCATTATAGATTTCTTGCATAAGCGATAATATAGAATCTTTAGAAAAATTAATTTCTTTTCTTGTAGGTCTTGCCATACTAATAAATACTTTCCGTTTAGTTTTTCATCTTTACCTGAATAATTAGATAAAGTTTTTTGAATCGTTTGATAGAACTACGAATTTCTTTAGTACTTAGATTCGTCATTTCTCTTAATGAAAGAAGAATGACATTTTTATTAAACTTATTATTATCTGCACCTGAGAATATTTCCTCATAATTGTCAAACAAATCAATTAAAGCGTAACCTAATTTTTTTTCATTATCATTTAACGATTCCCGTTCAATAAATTCTTTTAATTCTTTGAGATATTCATTGATGATAACATGGCTCTCAACCACATCATCATCAATTCTATAAATCATATCAGGTCTTTCTTCAATACTTGCGGAAATATCTTCGTAAGATACTTTTCTATTTGTTTCTTTTTGGTCTTTAATGATTTGACCCATTAAATAATTTTTACAAATAGTTCCAAAATATGAATATGCCTTCTTTTCTTTTGCCGGTTTGAATTTATCAACTTTGGTCATCAAAAAAGAATGTGTGTCGGTATGAATTTCAACAAAATTCATATCCTTACGATATAATTTGTATCGTCTAATAATAGAAGATATCATTTTATCAAGAGGAGCTCTTAAAAATTCATTATAAATTTTATTTTTTTCCTCAAAAGTTTCGGCAATTAAAAAATTTCTTACAGCTAATTCTTCTCTTTCCGCAAAATAATTTAAGTTAACGGTTTTCCTACCTCTTTTTTTTGATAAAACATCTTCTGTTGACGCAGATAGAGTTTCTTGCATTTACTCATTTGATAGTTCATATTTTATGGCTCTATCCTCAACGAAGAAATATTCTCGTTTTGCAGTTTGAATCCAAAACTTAACCTCATCCTCTGTCATTACAGACTCTCCAAACTTATAATTCCAAAATATTGAACCTTCCCTCATATTAGTATGTTTATAACCAAGTTTAGGGATGGTCATAATTGAGACTGAATTATACGTTAACCTTAATAAAAATTCGTAAATAAATGTCAATTTAATTGATGATTTGAAACCACCAAAATCTTCAATAATTTCTTTTTTAAATACCGAACCGGCAGTTTGAAAATTCTGATAATTTTGTAATGTATCATTAGTTAAAAATCCAACTTCTTGAGAGAAGTTAGCTGCAAATGTTGCCTCATTTGTGAAACCAGCAAAGACACCTTTTTCATCTGTTTCTACAACTACTGGTAAAAACATCTGTATTTCAGGATACGCCTCACTATAAGTTTTAACATTTTTAAACCAAATTGATGAATATTCATCATCAAATTCAAACAATGAAACCCATTTACCCTTAGCGTTTTTAATACCGTGATTAACTTGGTCCATATAACTCGGGTCTTTATCCCAAAGTAATTTATTAACTGATAATTCCCCAAAATCATATCCATTTAAATAAGAGACCAATGACTCTTCCGGAGTGTGTATGATAATTAATTCTTCAATACCAACTTGTTGGTTTTTAATAGACTCAATTGCTTTGTTAAAATAATTTTCAAAATCTTTTGATTTTGAAGATTTGATTGGTAATATAATTGAAAGTGATAATTTGTTTTCCATATTATTCTTCTGTTTTTGTAATTTGTTGTTCGAACGCGTCAGCTCTTGTGTTTAAGTAATCTTCAAATAAGGTAACTACAGTTGATTCGAATTTTTGTTTATCTGAAAATTGTTCTGAGGTTTTTTTCATTTCTTCATAAACTTCAGGTTTAATATTATCTTCTAGCCAATTTTGAATAAAATCTGCAACAATATCCGCAAGTAACGTTTGGTCTGTTATCCATATTCCATTTTCTTCATTCATCCAACTAGGTGGTAAATTAGGTACTTTACCGATAACAGGGACATTACATTTCATTGATTCTAATGGGAATGTTCCAAAACCACTTTCGTTATCAACCCAAACACTTACAAAACAATCCTTAAGAGAATTTGCAAATTCTGTTTCAGATAAACCTCGTAAATCTCTAAAGGTAAACCAACGATATTGTGGGAATTTCAAATAGAACGTTTTAATTAAATTAACTGCGTCGCTTTGGTCTTTAGTATGAATACCAATAATTGGCATTGGTGGTAAAGATTTAGGTTCAAACGACTCACTAATATAAGGTTCAATAATATCAAAAGAGCAATTTCTCATAACTTTCTCAATATATTCTTTTTGTTTGTTATTGGTTGTGATGCATTTCATAAAACCAAATTGTGCCCAAGTTTGACCTGGTTGTAACGTTTCCAACATATACGCATAAGATTGTGTTAATACAATTTTAGCACACGGTAATTGTTTTACTTGGTCCATAACATAACCAAATACTTCAGGTATAACTAAAAAGTCTTCAGGAGATATTTCTAAGTTTTGACCTTCAATGGCTTTATGAGGTAACTCCATATATTCTTCACTTAACCATGCAATAACACCTGCGTAATCGGCCTTTTCATGAAGTATGATTGGGTTAAACCCATTGTCTTTTAATGTTTTACCCATTTGATACATATAACGGACAGAAGCTCTTGCATTACCTTTAGTGTCTTGAACTAATAGATAAATTCGGGCTTGTTTGTCTCTTAATGTTTGGATGGATTGTTTTACTTTTTCTTCTAACGAATTTTCCATATTTTAATAGTGATTTATAAGTTTTTTATTTAATAAACTGTTGAAAGCAATTCTAAAGGGAATGCTTGTGTTTGATGATTGTTTCATACCTAAAGTTTCATCACCGTCTTCGTGTTCAGTTAATACTGTGTCCAACAACATTTTAACCAAGTCAAACTTAATAATGTTTATTTTCATTTCAGATGTTTCACCTGACATTGACACTTCATTGTTTGGTATTCCAATATACTCCTCAACTAAGTCTAAGTCAACATAATAAGTTTCTCCTAATACATTAATCATAAATTTCTGATATTTTAGATTTGAGCTCTTTAATACTTGATATTGAATGCTCGATGTTAATTTCTGAGTTATAATTGGTATTAAATTTAATTACCTTTTTATCCTCAGGATGTTTTAATAATAGTTTAGGATTTGCCGTAAGTAAAACGTCTATTGAATCCCACATAGAATTTATTGTGGTTTCACTATAAAATTTTACTGTTTCGACCAAACATCCAAATTTCGAGATAAAAAATAATGACGCTGGTTTTGATTTACCCATTTCATCTGAGACAATTAAAATATCATGATTATCTCTAACATCCAAATAAAATTCATTAAAATCCATCATACTCGACACTTCAACAGAACCTGCGTGACCAAAAATTTCCATAGTATGTTCTTTGTAAAGAAAATTATACAATTCATCTTCGTCCTTAAATTTTAAATGACTTTTAATGTCTAAAGTTTTAAGGTCTGAAATTACTTGGTAATCAAATTCTTCATCAGGGTCGTTAAATGGATTTTCTAAATACCATTTTTCATATTCCTGTTGTATTTTTTTTAGAGTGTCTCTTAACACTCCATTTAATTCTACCCCAATTCTCATGGTTCGTATCTTTTTAATATTTTAGAAATTAACGGATTTCTCACTACGTCTTCCGGGTTAAATTCAAAAGTCCCAACATCATCTAAATCTTGGAACTTTTTCAATGCGTCCCATAATCCTGTTTGTGTTTTATCTTTATGTCTGTCAAATTGTTCTAAATCTCCTGAGATAAAGAATTTTGAATTAAAACCAATTCTTGTTAGAAGAAGTTTCATTTGACTAGGTGTTGAATTTTGAGCTTCTTCAAAAATCAATATTGAATTGTCAATATTCATTCCTCTCATATATGCTAATGCAAAAACTTCAATTGCCTCAATTTCTTTTAATTTTTCTCTTGTTTCTTTCCCAATTATTTTATTTAAAAGATAATATGACGGAAAAATGTAAGGGTCTAATTTTTCTTCAACACCTCCGGGTAAACTTCCAAGTTTTTCTTCTGCCTCAACAGCTGGTCTAACAATGATTATTTTTTCATACGCATTGTTCTCGTCTAATAATAAGTCTACTGCCGCTTTCATCGCTATGTAACTTTTACCTACCCCTGCAGGTCCTGAACAAATTGTGATTTGATTATTATTGAGAATATCGTAATATTTTCTTTGACTCTCCGATAGAAACTTTTGTTTAGTTTTCTTTTTAACCAAAGAACAAATTAGTTGTTTTTTTGTTCTTGTATCAACTTTATCACTTAATGGTGT